GATCGTTTTCCTATAATATTACAACAAGTTTTGCTTGGAGTAATAGTTGATGAAGAATATTCCTTGATTTGAATGAAACTAATAAGTTACTTTCCTTTCACATATGAAAACGTAAATTACGTTTGAAAGGTAGGACAACCGTTGGGAGCTTTCTCTTCTTGGGCCATGTTTTCACTCACACATCACATGGTGGTTCAATATTGTTATTACAAAACGTCCAATAGGATCCGTTGGTTTAACAATTATGGGTTACTAGGTGATGATATAGTAATTTGAGATACAAAAGTAGCAGATTTCTACCTTCATTTCATGGACAGTATCGGCGTGGAGATAAATTTATCAAAGTCCTTTGTTAACTTGGTTAACTCGGGAGAATTTGCTAAACGACACTTCGTGCACGGTATCAATATCTCAGGTTTCGGTTACTCCATGGTTAAACAAGCAAGTGCGAGTTTAAACGGGTGAATTTGATTCCTTGAAATACTTGAAAATGAAGGCTTTCTTCCTATAGAAGCAATTTTATTGTTGCCTGCTTCCATTGCGTGACTTTCACAGTCAATGGTAAAGCAACTAAACTGAATGTGAACATTAAGAAATTGTTTCGCCCATAACTCATTACTGAGTTACGGTAACGTCATCGTTTCCAAAGCTGATTTGCTAGAATACTTAGTATTAGAGCGTCTCAACTTGTTGTATATTCAGTCAAGTTCTTCTCTTAAATATAGGGATTTTCTCAGATTAACTGGAAAAATTTTGTATATCTCTAAGAGGTGAGGTGTTGCAGTAAAATCATCCTGCTTGGACGTAAAGTTCGAAGGAGAGGAACTAGTAAGTCATCCATTTATACGTTACCTTAACTTAAGGAATTATATCATTTTCGATAAAATTCAAAACTTTCACGAATTACTGAAGACGGGTTTATTTAGTCAGGAGAATACACTCAATTTGAGTACGTATTCAAAAGAAGAGTTTATTCCGTCACTCTCAGTTGATACATTCTTTGTAGCTGATACATTAAAATCCAGCCTAAGGCTCAAGGATAGTGTAAAATCAAAAGCAACTAATAGATTGATAAAATCTCTCATTACAATTGAACGGACGGGGAATACTTCCACTACTCGTAAGAGTAGAGTTAACGCAAGTGCCGT